TTCCTTTTCTTTTACCCGTTTTTCCCGTTCTTCTAGCAATTTGATATTCTTCTCTCTCAATTCCACCTCATTTTCCCGTAATTTGACCTCATTCATCATGGTTTCTGCCGTTTCAAGCTGTTCTATAGCTGATTTCTTCAACTTCTCAGCTTCAATCATCCGTTGCTCTGCTCGTTCCTTTTCTCCACGAAGCCCATTAACCTGTTCAACGATAAGATTGCTCTTTTGAATGAGTTCATTGCGTTGTTTGGTGATAGTTTCCGTTTCCTTTTTAAGCTGCGTTTCAGTAGCTTCCAGCTCTTCACCCCACAAGGTCAATGCTCGCTCTAAAAGCGTTAATTCACGATTGAAACGATCTACATTTGGTTGAATATCATTCATCTTCTTTATACATCCTAATCTGTCCGAGCAACTGTTGGTGGTAGGCTTGTGTTAATACGCCTGACTTCCGGCTCTCCATTTTCTGTGCTAAACGCTCTGAGACATGATCTGCTGCATATCTTGGTAGTTTAAGACTTTCACGGGCTTTAACCGTATAAGTAATTGTATCGCCTTTGTGATGTATGTCTGTAACTTCAAGAGAAAAGTCATCGGCTGTCGGGTTAATAATTGATACTTCTTCATCGGGGTTAATGTGGGAAAAACGGTCATCCATAGACATTGAGTACAAAAAGTATACTAGAGTTATGACGATTAGTCAATCTATAAAGCTGTTACATTTGCGCCTTCTGAGAGAGGAACCCAGCGGACGAAAAATTGGATTGCTCCACTGGTCGGAGCGTCAGTTGTTGTATATACGAACTCAATATTACTTGTTACACCATTAAGTCCTGTCATTTCAAATGGTGAAAAGAACGTAGTTTCAAGCGTTGTTGGTTCTGATATTCTAAACTGATCGGAATTAATAAGCGTTAATGCGGCGGCGGCTAACCCTTTCTTTGCAATAATTGCACCTACCCCAGCAGCAGATAATGTTGTCCCTGTCGCAACGGTAATTGCAGGGGTGTTAGTTGCGTCATTTCCTCGAAAGTATGCAGCGGTATTATTTGCGCCTAGTACTGTTGTGACTACGCCCCATAAGCCTAAGATTTCAACAGATCCGGCAATAGTAAAGAGAGGAACAGCAACAGTTGTATTATTACCTGTTAGAGTTTTTTTAGTGGTAGTGACACACCCTCTTGTAACATCAGGGACGAAGTTTCCGTCACGGGAGAATGAACCTAAGTATTTCATAGATTAAGAGGTAGAGGCACACGTTGAAAGTGTTCCTGATCCTGCAACTATACCTTCAATTACCCATTGGGTAGCAGTGACACAGTAGACGTTAAAGAATGTGCCAATAAGTCCGCCTGTCGTTGTGCCGTTCATCAGGATAGAAATGTGTGTCGTACCATTGAAGAGTGCGGCAAGACCTGAGTTTGTGTCTGCTGCTTCGACCATCGTAACACCACCGAGAATAAGTGTAGTTCCGGCATCGGTTATGACTTTGTGATTGTTTGAAGTAACAGAGGTGGAAACAACAAAGCTAAAATTAAGCCCAACAGCAGGTGCAGGCAGTGTGACGGTTGTTCCGGCAGCTCTATCAAGCAAGACAAGCGATCCAGATTGTGCAGCAGTGAGTGTTAAGGTAGCAGCAGTTGAATCAATAACATTTACCCCACTACCAAGAATAGTTTTTCCCGTTGGGAGTGTTAAATTACCTGAAGTATCTATTTTTGCACCGTTCAAATTGACTGCTTTATTTGAATTGAGTCCATTTAGCTTTACTCCTGGTAATTGATCTTCTAAAAGAATAGCCATAATTAAACCTTTCCTGTTCCCTGACAATTCAGGCAGCGAACAAAATTACCTTCTTCAAAGTTATCAACAACTAATCCTTCGCCTTTACAGACAGGACAATTAAATGCTGATCTATCAACAGAAGGAGTTTCAACTGGTGCTTCAGGCTTTTCTTCAGTAGGTGCTTGTGGAGCTTCAGGTGTGGTTTCCTCAACAGGTGCAGCAACAGTTTCTTCAACAGGAGTGTTTACTTCTTCAACTGGTGCTTGTTCGTCTGTCATGAATTTGAAAAACTTAATCAATTTGTAAGAAGGCAGCAATGCCTTTACCAGATGCTTTCGCTTGACGAATGACACCAATTCTCTGATGTGTCGTTCCAGCGGCATACACAGTGGCGGTTCCAGCAGCATCAAGACATGGAGTTCCGATATCTGAGCCAACTGCTGCGGCTTGATTACTTGAAAGAATATTGCATTCGCCGTGTGACTGAATCCATCCATATTGTGCAGCCTTGATTGGGTAGACAGCGACTCCGACAGCCATACCTGTTTGAGTGGTGATAGGTGCTTGGATAACGCCAGACCATGGTGATCTCTTCATGTTAACAGTTGCAGAAGTTGAGATTGCTGCTCGTAATGGTCGATCAAGGTAAACTTGCATCGCACCACCACTTGTCAGTGTTCCAGTAACTTTCTTGATAACGTATTCTTCACCGATTAAACTGGTTCCTGATGTGTAGACAGAGATTGTGCCGCCTTCAAAAGCTGCGCTGGTAACAGTGGTTGTACCATTGGTAACTTGGATAAACTGATCTCCAGCGACTCCAGCAGTACCGACAGCCATGTTTTCAAACTGGGTATCTTCGACTGATTCTTGAATGACATTTCCTGCGACTAAATCAGATGCACCGACTAAGACGTAGCGGAAAAGTCTGCCTCGTGATCCTGGCATTAATGATCCGACTTCCTCAAGTCTTGTTGCTGAGGATGTGTAAAGATCCTGTTCTGTTAATATTTGTGGTCCTCGTAAATTTGCCATATTATTCTCCTTATACTGCGTTAAAGTTAATGAATCGTGCTTGTCGTCTTGGTTGGAATGATGTTAACTGTCCTGATACCCAGAATCGTCCGACTGTGCCGCCAGCATTTGGCATCATCTGCTCTTCTTGGAAGAAGAATCCTGCATAGTCAGATGGTCGCATAGTTGCTTGTCCTTCTTTGACACTGGCTTTGCCTAATTTGACAGGTGTTAAGAATTTGCTAAATGCTTGTGGGACTTTCTGATCTCCATAGTAGTTAAGGTAGTTCAAATTAAGCATGTACCCATATCCTGCGGCAATTGCTTTATCTTTCAAGATTGGGATACCACGCCAGTCAAGAGTTGAGAATCCATTTCCCATACCGTCTGCTGGATGTGCTGTTGGGTATCTTCCACCGACTGGAAGAGTTTTGTATTCATGTCGAACAGTTGGAAGGTAGAGAGATTCAATTAAATCAAAGACATCAAAGGTTGTTGCAATAATACTTGGAGCTTCGTTTGGTCCGGTATCAGAAATAGCAGTGTAAGTAGCAGCGAGCTTTGAGAGTGATCCTGTCCCTGAGTAATCAGAAACTTTACCCTTCAATAATCCGTATGTGGCACGGCTCGATCCGCCAATGTCATCAAAAAGTGACCCATCATCCGTGATTTGGTTCAGCCCGACAAAGTTCGTACCGCCATTGAAGAAGACACTTGTTAACCCGTATAGGGTTTCATCCAACACGTCTTCGTACTCAAATGCGTCATAATCAATTCCCTGGTCATACTGACGTGCAAATGCTTCAGCCAAGATCTTAACTGTAGGCATAGAGAACAACGCTCTATTGTATGCCATTTGAATAGTGACATTTTCAGCAGCTCCATTTAATGGTTCAAGACCTGAAACTTCTTGAAACTGTGTTCGGCGAATAGCTTTTACAGTTTTCAGTAAAGTGTAGTGATTGAAGTTTTTTGCGTTGTATAAAATGTGGGATGCGAGGGTCGTGGAGTTAAGAACAGCGTCAACGATTGTTGACAGCTCCATTTGGTAATTAAAGTTAGATACTCTTTCGCCATATCCCAATCCGTCTGGTGTAAGGTTGTAGTTGCGATTAACTGACAGAAGTCCTAAATCTTCCTGAAGATTAAGAGTCTTCTCAAGAAACTTTGGTTGTCGTGTATTTAAAGATTGATGTAACATACAAAAAAAGCCACTGCACATTTCTGTGAGTGGCATACATAGCCATTAAAAAAGCCGACCAATCTGTTAGGACTGTCGGCATTCTTAGCCAGTTAACTTGGTAGTTAACTTATCTATATAAAGTGTATCAGTTGTGAAAACTCTTTGTCAATAGGGCAAAATTAGCCTCACCAGCCGAGTTTTGCTTTTCGATTTGCTTTCACAGCGTCATAATCAAATTCCTCACTTGGTTGTGGAGTTGGTGTTGATCCACCAAGAACTGGCGCAGTTGCACCCGCTGGCATCTTGCCATAAAACTTTTCCAATGTTCGGTAGAAACTCGTTGACTTACCCTGTTGTTTTAATTGTCCATGTAAAATGCGTCCTTCGTTATATGCTTTCAGTCCTGGGTCGTTTTGCTCTTCTGGAGTTAACTTTGAGTAATCAGGATCAGCCATTAGCTTCTGTTTGATTTCTAGCTTGATGTCTGGTATAACTCCATCGGCTACTGCTTCTGACCATTCACGAGACATTTGTTCCCATTCTGTTTTCTGTTGCGCTTCAGTTTGTGCAAGGGTTTGTTTTGTTTTTTCCTCTTCTGCTTTGTCTCGTGCATCAAGTGCGGCTTTTACTTTTTCCTCAGCGATTCTTTCAGCTTCTGCCGTACTTCGTGAAACAGATCTATTTTCTAATTCCTCCCATGTCTTTGGTGTTTCATATCCTGACTTACCACTAATTGATCTCGCAAGATCATCTTTCATCTGCTGAATTTTTGCATCAGCGGCAGCCTGAGCATCTTCTGTGGCTTTCTTTTGAATAGCGGCGATATCTATTTGCTGTTGTGGATCTTGTGTTTGCGTTGGGTCCATATTGTATAACTAATTATAACACATCATTGAGCCGGTTGTGTAGGTGCTTGTCCAGCAGGTGCAAATTGTACTGTTTGTTGTACTGGCATAGGTTGTGGTTGTTCAACTGACACGGGACCAGCTCCAGGTTGTTGTGGTGGCATTCCAGGTTGTGGTTGAGCTGGCAGCTGTGGATTATCAGGCGTTAAATACGTTTGTGCATACATTTGCGGTGATGTCTGCTGCATAAACGCTCTGTATGCCCGTTCTTTTGGATTGGATTGATTCGTATCCTCATAATAACTCAGGAGATCACCGACACCCATCTTCATATTTTGAACCGCTAACTGCTTTCGTAGCATCTTATCAACGGCACTCGCTGAGACTTCAACAACTAAGCCATCACTCACATGGTTTTGATTAATGGCAGTAAAGATGCTATCACCGTCTTTGCCGACAATCTCTCGCATATGATCTTTCGTGTAGAACAAGCGGATAAACTGCATTGACCACTGTCCACGCCATTCGCTAAAGTCATTAATAGTATCTTCAACTAAATCGTCAATAAAGCCGAAATCCTGCTCACGATACATCTGTGATTGTCCAAGTGTTGTATCACCACTCGGTTGTACACCACGGGTGGTATCGTTTAGTCCAAGCATCTCAAAGGCAATCCCACGATTCATCTGCTTTGATTGGTAAAGCTGGCTTGGGGCTGCTGGCATCTGTGCAACAGCAAACGTCTTATTAATGTCATCTCCACTGACAGTAATTGCTTGTCTGACATTTCTCCAGTCAATTGTTTTTACCGTTTCTTTATCTAATGCGCCGGAGTTAAAGACTGCTTTACCTGCGCTGCGTTCGTTCATCTCAATAATTTGTCGTCCTTCATCGTTAATGTGATCTTGAAACTTAAGAATCTGTTCGACACGGTTTGTTGCGTCAATTGGATCTTGACCTAACGACTCGTACACCATGAAGTAGTATGGTTTTCTAGGGTTTCTGAAGTAGTTGAAGAAGATAGTACTGGCAGGTTGCTGCACACTATCAAAGTATTGCTTCATCAGTTCTGCTTCAGACATACCGTTTTTCTCCTGCATTGTTGGGTCAAAGAGTTGTGGTTTACCTTCATAGTCAAAGTATGGATTACGCATCTTACCCAAAACTAAGTTGTCATACTTCCACACAACTGCATGAATCTTTTCCCACTTTGATTCACCAGTGTCAGGGTCTTTCGTTTCTTTCCACCAGTGGAACCACACTTCCCAGATCTTGATGGTTGAGGCGAGTCGTTCTTCAGTTGACTTACCGTCTTCTGCTGGTTGGTCAAAACCAAGCTTTGCAACTAACGCTTGTGCAGTCTTAGGGAACATCATCATGACTTGCTTGACTCGTAGTTCTGCGTTCTCAGCAACGAACATCATGTCATCAGCGTTGTTTGTCTTGCAATTCTGATCCCAGACAATGTTATTTGGAAAGATATTGATAAACTCATAATCACCTGAGTCACCCTTTTCAGGATTCCAGCGGGCTTTGATACACGCATAGAAGAATAACTGTTCATGGACATGAGCAAGACCTAAAAGCCTTCTGCTTTCTCGCTTCTTCGCATCAGTATTAAGTAGGTCAGTTAAGGTCTTAGCAGTTGTTTCGTCGCCCTTTACCGTTAAGTCAGGCAGTTGTGAGGTAGCAATTGGTTTAATGCGCCGGACACCTTCATAGACAATGTTCTCGACAAAGCGAGGTTGAAACTCTTTTAATCCGTCTTTGCCACCTATCTTTAACTGGTCGCCAAGATAATAGTTAAGGTTCTTATTTTGTCTATCGTAGAGTTGTTTTTTCTGGTAATACTTCTGTGAGGAATCAATGAGTGCATCAATTGTTTCGATAAACTCAGAGTCAGCAAGATCAAGTTTTAACGGATCTTGTTCAGTGACTATTGTGTCATGTAATGCGATAAGGTCTTTGTCCATAAAAAAAGCCCCACGAACCTTAACAGTTCTGGGGCATACTTAGCCGATCTATAGACTAGTATATCATTTTACACGACAGTTTGGATATTGATATGACTTCTACACTTTGAGCAGATAATAGTAATAGGTGCTTTCAGAAACTCAAGTGGTCCTTCTTCTGCGATTGAGATGAGTCTGTGATGCGAAAAGAAGATGAAGTTTCGGCAATTAACACACCACCATTTTTTCAGTTGATCTGAGGGGGCAATGTGCATGACAAAGGTGAACTCACTAATTTTAGTAATAGGTGCTGCGTCAGGTTGCATAGCTTATTTTTTCTTAGCTGTAGGTCTGTAAAACTTTTGTCCTGGGGCTGCGCTTTTTGATCTGGCAATTGCGCCAACGACTGCATCTGGTACGCCTTCGTCTTTAAGTTTTGCAGCTCTGCCTCCAGCACCGAGTTCTGTGGATTTACCTTTAAAGGTTGAGGGCATCTTCTTCGGTCCGAACGCTGTAGACATGCTAACATTGTACTCTTGTATAACTTTTGTTGTCAATATTACTTGTCATACATTTT